TGTTAAAGTACCTTGTCCTGTTTGAAAATCACAAGAAGCATCTTTTACGATATCATCAGTAGATGCTTTTTGTAATACAGATTTAAATTTAACATTAGGCATAATAGTAATTAGCCCTTTGTCTAATGTGTCTGCAGATAGTAAAGCAGCAGCAATATACTTGCCACTAAATTCGCCTGCATAAGTTGTAGTAATTGATAAACTCATTTTATTTTAGTTTTTAGTTGTTTATTTATTTAGTTTTGAAAATACTTTATCTAGTGTGCTTAATCGTCTGTTAGGTGCGATATTGAATTTAGATAAATTTTGTTTTGTTTCAGGGTTTGCCTTAATTGGCTCTGCAGCAGGCTCGTTAAGTTCTTCCTGTACTTCTTCAGGTACTTCGCTTAGTTCCACTTTTTCGTGTTTGCAAAGTTCTTCAGTAATAAGGTTGCCTAGTTCGTCTGCGCTTAAGTCCTCTTTAGGCTCTAGCATTGCTTTGATTTCTTCAATCATTTCTTTAACCTCTGCTAGTTCTTCTTTAGTAGCATAGCCCATTTCTTCTTTTTCTTCTTCTTTAGCTTCAACTTCTACTTCTTCAGTTTCTTCTTCAGCTTCTTCAGTTTTGATTTCAGAAATTAAACCCTCTTCGGCTACTACTAAAATACGTCCGTCCTCTAGTTGGTATTCTCCAACAGGTACAGCTACTTTTTCATCTTCAGTAACAATAAAAATTTCGTTACCTGCTTCAAACGCTTCTGCTTCTAAAACAGTTCCGTTTTCTAACGCTTGTTGTTCTAGCTTAACTTCTTCGCTAAGGTTTAGAACGTCTTTGATTTTACTAATCATATCGTTTGTATTCATATTAATATATAATGGTTAAAAATTAATTTTGCATTTTTAATTTGCATCTTCGCAAGTTGTACAATCATCATAAGCAATAGATGCTGTATTTATATGTATTCCCTCTGAATGATGTTCTGCTGTTACTGTATAACAAGCGTTGTGATTATTCTCTAATGTTAAGTAATATGTCTTACCTACAATAAGCTGTGTATCGTGCATATGAACGTGGCGTGTATGTCCGTTAGAACATCTCTCAATTATATACCCATACCAAACACCACTTAAATCTTCGCCTGTAATTCTACCAATCCCTTGCGCTCTTAAACTACCATTACAACACTTTATTGAATAAGTATTGTCTTTGCATAAACAGGCTCTACGTCCACCCTTTGGGCTTGTTCTACTTGTTGCAAAAAACTTTTTAAATCTTCTCATTTGATAGGTATGCAGTTAGGTACTAGTTTTCCGTTTTTCATTTTCATTCCGTACTGCTCATATCCTGCGGTGCAAGGTGCTTTAAGGTCTATTAAGTCTAACTCTTTAAGTTTGCTTAATGCCCAACGCTTACCTGCTTTACCACCCCATAATAAATAAGATATAGTACCACAAGCCTTTGTATCGCTTTCATCGTAATACTCTTCTGCTCTAGACAAATAAGAATACATACGTTTAATAGTTTCTACGCTAATAGGTTTGCCTTGTGCTAATTGTTGCGCCCTTACCTTACCAACTTGTGTAGCACATTTGTTATCTACTTTTTCGTTTAGTTCTAAACCTCTTTTAGCATTGTTCTTCACTCCGCTTGGATAATCGGTGTAGCTTTCTAGTATCATCTTTTTACCACCCTTAACACGCTTATCTTTTTTTATAATGGCTCGTATCTCGCTAAGTAAATATTCTGCTTCGTCTTGGTCTATTTCTTTTAATAGTTCATCACTACTAAAATCGTTTATAGTTTCTTTTGGGCGTTCCATTTTATCAGCAAAATAACCCTCAATACTAAAGCCTTTTACTTTACCTGTCTTTACAAACTCATTCCATATTTGGTCATTATTAACCTTAACACTTCCTACCCACGTGCCTAAAGGTAAGTCCATTCCGTACTTTACGCTTTTATCGTGCACCTTATCTTCTACTATCCAACTTTCAACTAAACTAAGTCCGTTTATTTCGTATTGGTGTTCTAAGGTCGAATTGTTTTGTTTGCCTTGCATCAGGTACATTTGCGATGCTTTTAATACAGTATCTTTAGAAAAATATATATAATACTCATCTTCGCCATTACGTCTATATATAGGCTTGTTTGGTATTAATAACGCACCCATTAGAATACGCTTTTCTTTGTCTACTTCTGCAAGTTTAAATTCTTGTGATTTTAAAGCTATAAAATCTTCTTCTATTGCAGGGTTTTCAACTACACTAATAGCTTCAATACCTATTTCTTGTTCTTCGTCTAAAATTAATTCTACTATACGCATATTATTATATAATGTTTTTTATTAATTTTTGTATTTATAGTGTTGCACCCTCTACAATGTTGTTTTCTAAACTTTGTGCAGTTGTAACATCATTAGCTACTACATACGCTTGTACAGGTTGTTGTGCTTGACCGCCTACCGCTTCAGCTAATTGACTTGTTTCTGTTGCACCTACTACATTAAAGCTAGGGGGTTGTGATGCTGCACCGCCTGTTGTTGTTGGTACACTTGCACTACCTTTACCACTACTATCTACACTTTTAATTGCAGCAATATTTTTAGCTGCTACTGCACCTGCTAAAGCAGCTTGTATAACAGGGTATGCAGGGAATAAGGTAGTAATTGGGCTTTCTTGAGCGGTTGTAAAGGCATTTTGTACACCTTTAACACCACTAATTGTAGCACTAGCAATAGCCATAGCTTTGCCTACTTTACTATCTTTACCTGCTAATTGTGCAACTTGGTTAAAGGTATTTTGTGCATCTCCTAATATTTGTTGCTTTCTAAGTTTTTCTAGTTCTGCTTTTTTATCGTTTTCTTTTTGTTCTACATCAGTTCTTAACCCTGCATAGTATTTAAGCACTTCTAGTTTTTGTTCTTCACTTGCATTTAGCTTATCTAGTTCTGCAAGTTTCTTTTCTTCTTCTAGTGCTATTTTTTCTAGTTCTTCGTCTGCTTCTCTTAGTTTTTCTTTATCTCTAAAATCGTTTCTTATTTTATCAATAGCATCTAGTCTAGCTTGTTCTTTAGTTGCAGCTTCTTCGTTCCTTTTATTTTCTGCATTTATAATATCCTGTTGTGCCTTAGCTTCTTCACGTCTTGAAGTTAGTAACTCTGTACTTAATCTTTTTTGTAGGTTAAGTCTTTGTGTTTCTTTTTGTATTACCTCTGCCTCTAAGCGTGCCTGTTCGTCTAAATCTTCTTTTGTGCTTTTTGCTAAAGCGTTTTCAGCTTGTTTAGCTGCAAGTCTTATTTTAGCTACTTTTATTTCTTTAGCTGATAACTCATCACTTACCTTACCTGCTTCTTCTAAAAATTTAATACGTTCAGCAGCAGTAAACTTATCTTTATTAACTGCTTTTTCTCTTAACTCTGCTATTTTTCTTTCAGCTTCGGCACGTTCTACAATTAAGTTTCTAGCTATTTTATCTGCTGCTGCCCTTTGATTTGCTATTGCTGCTGCTGCTTTTGCATCAGCTATAACCTCGTTTGTAAACTCTTTTATTTTATTTTTAGCACTTTCATAAACCTCAACAACTGCCTTATTTGCTTCGGCTATTTGTTTTACACCCTCTACAACTTTTTCGTTTACTTCTTCTAACTCTGCTTTAAGTGTTTCAGCTTCTTCTGCATCGCCTGTAAATTCATTCCACGCAATACGCATTTTTAAAATACCACTTTGAACACGCCCACTTAAAACTGCCCAACCGCCTTGAAATCTGTTTATTATTTGATTTTTAATAAACTGCCAACCATTATTTAAACTTTCTGTAAAATTATCCCACGCTTGTTGTGGGTTTTCAAAAGCAGAAATAATACCCTCGCCTAAATTAGCAAACCCATCTAAAACATTATCTACAACACTACCTAAAATCCCTAAAACTTTAGATAGTTTATTTTGTCCCTCTTCACTTCTACTAAACGCTTGTGTTAAGGAAGTAACTGCAATTAATAGCGCACCAATTCCTGTTGCTATAACAGCACCCCTTAATGTTTTTAAACTCGCTATAACACCACCTAAACCGCCTTTTAATGCTTTGAATTTACTAACCGCACCGCCTGTTGCTTTGTCTACTGTATTACTCATTTGTTGAGTAGACTTGCTTGTTTCTTTAACCTCTTTGTTTGTTTCTTTTAGGCTTTTTGTTAGTTTGTCAATACCACCTGCAGCTTTGACTGCATCAACATCAATTACTATCTTTTTTTCTATTGCCATTTTATTTCTTGTTTAAGTGCTTTGTAACCCTCTTTTAGTGTTGTAGGTAGTTTATGTTTACCCTTTGCTATACGTATGTTTTCTGTTTCTCCGTTTGCGTATTTTAAGCTATCTAGTATTAATTTTATCATTAGTTAGTTTTTTCTGTTATACCTGTATCAAAAGAGAATACATCATTGCTATCTACATCATACTTTGCTCTTACTGTTATATTGTACCACGTATCACTTTCTAATAAATTTACTTTAATTCCTGTAATATAACTTGGCTCTGCACTAAATAAGCTACCATTTACATAAATATTATATCCTGTAACACCACTTACTGCGTCCCACGATATTGTTATACTAGAAGCATCTTTTGTAGTGCTTTGTAAATTAGCAACCCTACCTAACCACGCCACTTGGTCGTTTAATATTTGACTGTTATACTCTTCTTTATTAAATAGTTCTAAGTCTGTTTTGTTTGTTAGTAGATTTGTTTTTATGCTATTTATTCTATACGATTTGTTTGCTATTACAAACCTATCATTTAATCTATACCTTGTTATTATACTTAAAGGCAAATAAGCACTAACTTTTAGCATACGTGCCTGTCTATCAAAAACTGTTTCTACATAATCAAAGTAACCTGCACTAAATAAATTATCATATCCTGCAGGCACTTCCAACAAATACTCGTCCATTTCTAAACCGAAATTTAAAGCTAAACCATTGCCACTACCACCCCATAAATTTGATGTTAATTGTGTAGGACGCCAAAAAGTTTCTCTAGTACTTCCATCTATTGCCCAATCGCCATTGCCATCTGTATAGTCCATACAAAACAATAAAGGCTCTCCTATTGTAGCTTCAAACTTTTTATCTAGCATTGCACCCTGTCCTATATCGGACAAAGCACCCGTATCTTCATTGCTTAATCGTTCGTACATCATTTTTTCAAAAGGTACTTCTAATTTATATACACCGCCGTCCCATTCTTCACTACCATAATCTTCTTCTGCAAAAGGTACTCCGTTTATCTCATCAGCAAACTGTACTAAAAAGGACTTTTTACTTTTAAATTTAAAGTCCATTTCTTTATATTGAAATAACCTCTCTAGTGTAGAAGTTTCCATATCTACATATTTAGTAATATCATAAGCATTTCCAATATTCATATACCAACTAGCTAAAGCGGTGTATATATCATTATCTTGTTTAAATACTACTAAATTAAACATCTTAAACAACCCTCCTAAAAAATCAATTACTTTCATTTCAGGCACTTGTTTAGCAGCATAAAAAGTGTTTTGTGTATCGGCATTTACTGCTGTATAGTTTGCAGTCCATAGAGTAGTACCTGCTTGCCAACTTACAGGTTTATATATTCTCTGTACTGATACATTTTGTGTCATTGAAATAGT